GGGGAGATGTGGATGAGGACCTGTGAAAAATGCAAAGCGCCAAAAGATGTTTCCGAATTTTACAGCAACAAGAGCCGCAAGGACGGGTTGGCGACTTACTGTAAGCCGTGCGCGAAGGCGGCAAGCCTAGCGTCTGTTGCCAAAAAACGCGGCTACTACAATGCAAAGCAGTTGGCGCATTATCACGCCGTCGAAAAACATCGGCCCAAAACCCCAGAGACGGTTGAGCGCCGCCGCCAAGTGGCTCGCGACTATTACAAGCGCAACCCGCAGTATCAAACACTCAACTACCGCGATGAGCCGTGGTTAGTTGTCAGCGGTCTACCTCCAGGGTATGCGCCAACGCAGCAAACGGCGCGGTGACCCCAAGCCAGCATTTACCAATCAAGAGTTTGAAGCGTGGCTAGAGGCGCAAGGCTTCAACGCAATGCACGCCGCGTACCTTGCGGCCAGCCATGACAAGTGGCTTAAGCCCAGCGTTGACCGCCTAGACAACTCCAAGCCGTACACGTTTGACAACATGCGCTTAGTTACTTGGCGCGAAAACCTGGACGCTTGGATCAAAAGCCCCGAAGCCAGTGAACACGGCAAGCGATGCGCCGAGCATTGGAGGCAGCCATGACCGACCTGCGCTTAGTCTCCTTGGCCATCGCCGAATTACGCGGGCTGATGTTTCAGAGTCCGGTTGAGCAGGCGATTGAGTTGGTGGACCGGATTCACGAGTTGGAAAAGCAAGGGGAGGTGGAGGGGTGACTACTTACAAACAAATTCAATGCGACGTGTGTCTGCTGTCGTGGCCGGGCGGCAGCAACTTTTCGGATTGGTACACGCTTACCTTGTGCAACTACGGAAGCGGCAATGGCGAGGAGTTTGATGTTTGTCATCAGTGCTTGCCGCGAAACGGTCTAGAGAGCGGCTATGACAAGTCGAAGTTTTTAAATCGAGTGTTCGCGCGCCGGGAGGGAAGGACCCCGCCCAGTGAAGGGCGAGGCTAAAACTGGGATGCGTTCGTAGCTACTTACCAATCGACAGAGGATTGATTAAACTTGAGGCACACATGAATTCAGCATTGGCTAAGGTGACAGAAGCGGACACTGTGGACACAGACACTCCGCTCATTGAAAATCTCTCAGATCCCAACCGACTTCTGACGAAAGAAGAAACGGCGGTAGCATTGAGGTGCGACCCACGCACATTGCAACGCTACGCCGCCAAGGGGATGCCCAAGTACGGGCACCTCTACAAGCTGTCCGAGTGCCTAGAGTGGTTACGCAACAATCCAGGAGCCACTAGGTATGGGAAAAAGAAAACACCGCGATAGATGGCGGGATGAATCCGGACGGCAACGGGAGATGAGCTACGACTCCCGGGCCGAAATGGAAAAGGGCCGCGCTAAGCGTTTGCTTGGCACAGCCCCAACCGAACCGACAGGCAAGCCGGTCTCGATGACGTTTAAAGAGCTAGCAGAGATGTGGATTGAAAACCACGCGAAGCTATCCAAGTCACCGGGACAGGCGGATCAGGACCGCCGTAACATTGGGAAGCACCTGCTCCCGGTATTCGGGGATGTGGACATAACCGGACTCAATGAAGGCCACCTCAACGCCGTCCGAGTAGCGATGCAGAAGGCGGGGCTCAAGCCCAAGACCATCCGCAACGTCATGGCGATGGCTAAGGTGGTCGCCAGCTACGGCATGGAAAGCCAAGACGGTAAGCCAGCCCTGTTAACCGTCAGCCCGTTCGCCAAGGTCAAGCTTGGGCGGGTGGGCAAACAACCCTTCGACTATTGGATGCCCGATGAGCGAGATACGTTTGTACGGTTATGCCGTCAGGTTGATCGGCCATTTGGCGACCTTGTGTGTGTTGCTGCTCATACTGGCCTACGCAGGGGTGAGCTGGCTGGGCTTCGTCGGTGCGACATCGACCTGGATCGCAAACAGATCCGGGTGGGACGTGTGTTCAACTTCCTCGTCTGGGATTCAGTTGAAACCACCAAGAACGGAGACACCGAGTTCATCCCAATGAACCAAGCCGTCTACGACGCCTTGAAGGACAAGCGGTTTCTAAAACCCGAGGCGTTGATCTTCGACTGGTGCCTGGCTGAGTCAGTTACCAAGCTCAGAAAGTACGCCGTCCAGTTTGGGGTGAAGCCGATTCGGTTCCACGACCTGCGACACACCTTCGCTAGCTGTCTGGTTATGGCAGGCGTGCCGACTAACACGGTACGGACGCTGCTCAGGCAAAGAAGTGAGGCGATGGTTCTCAGGTATGCCCACCTTTCCCCGCAGTATTTGCATGAAAGTGTGGACGTACTTTGTGGGGTAAATGTGGGGAAGGAAAAGGAGAAAGACCGTAAGTTAGCGAAAGAACAAGGTGAAAGTTGGTGCCACCTCTCGGACTCGAACCGTACAGATAAATCCGCATAAACCCGCGTAACAGTTGAGCCCCAAGGCTTTCACGCTCTTGGCATTTCGGACACAAAAAGACAGTAAAAGTCAGAGTCGGACAGACGATGTGGGGAGATTGTGGGGGATCAACAGCCCTTCACGGCACCCGCTGAAAACTCGCATCTGCTACGCTGTGAGTTGGGGGAGTGTCGCCAACCGCCACGCGTCCGCCCACAAAGCAGCGCGGCGTAAACCCAACCTTCCTGCCATGAGCCGGGGTGTGCACTGAACCGTGTCGCCTCGGCTCGCACTTTCTGGTAGGTATTGGCCATTGGAGGGACCGATGAAGCTTGAAGCCATCCGTAAACTGACAGAGGCGGCAACGCCGGGACCTTGGTCGTGGCGCGATAACCAGCTTATGTCGCAATACGACGAGCGAGAGGAACAGTGCATTGTTGTCACAGAGGTCTATAAAGAAGACGACACTGACACAACACCAGCAGATGCAACCTTCATCGCCGCCTCACGAGAGCTTTTGCCAAAGCTAGTTAAGGCGTGGGAGAGCCTTGAGCTAATAGCTGAGCACTCTTGCCAGTGTAACGAAGAGCGTGGCTTTAGATGTTGGGCGCATGAAGCCCTCGTTGCCCTAGAAGCCGACTGACCACCACACGCCTCACCTACACCGCGTCCTCCGATTACAAAACGGTGGGCGCGTTTGACGTTTTGGGGGTGTCGGGTATCTCGGGTGGGTTTGCGCGTGAATCGCAGCAGCGAGGTTGTTTGGTAGTTTTAAACGGAATGTCTCACTATGTCCTATTATGTCCTACGATGGCATATGTGCTACTCAAGCTCCCAATGGGGTTTGTCCACCAGCCGCTTGAAGTCCCCGCCCCATCGCACCTTGATGTTCAGCCGCGCAGCAATCCCCTTCACGATCACCGCGAACGCGTCCCACCTAACGTGGTCGGTCCAATCAATCGGGTAAGGCCCAACGTCAACCGCGAGTGACGGCAGCCCGTTGTGTTTCGAGCGCGGCCACTGTGCCAAGCTGCGTCCCTCTCTGAGCGCCTTGTCCTGTTCGGCCCTGGTGCGATGCCCACAGATAACGGTGCAATCGACAACCTTGATGACTTCGTTGAAAAGTCTTTGCAAATCGGGGTGACAAGTCAGCAAACGCTCGCGTGACTTCATCGAGAAGACAGGCATCAGTTCTCCTTCATGTGTTGCGGAAATCTAGCCGATAGCGCAATGATGGAAGGATCAACCAACGTTTTGAGGCCAAAAATGAGCACTTTCGGCGACAACATGACTAATGCTATCACGCGGCGCACAGCTAAGCTCGCTAAGCAAGAGCCGAAACCGAAGGCCGATGAGCCCAAAGATGACAAAGATTTCGCGGACAAGGCGAAGGATTTTCTTACCAAGTAAGCAGTTCTGCTAACAGGAAATAAACAGGTTGGCGAAATTCAAACCAGGAGTGTCGGGAAACCCATCGGGCAGGCCATCGCTTCCCGAGGATTTGAAGTCGGTAAAGCTGCTGACTCCGCTAGAACTCCGCGCCCGCATCATGCGCTTTCTCAACATGGAGGCTGCGGAGATTGCTCAAGCCTCAGCCGACCCCCGCACCAACATGCTTGATCGGATGATCGGCAGCATCGTCGTCAAGGCCACAGAAGGCGGCGACCAACAGCGCCTAGATTTCATCCTTAACCGCTTGGTCGGTAAGGTGCAGGACAAAGTAGAAGTCACCATGCCCAAGCCATTTGTCGTCACTCGTGCCAGTGGTGAGCAGGTGGTGATGGGTGCTGAGAAGAAGGATGAGGAATGACGTTTGTAATTGCTGAGGTAGGCAGTTCCTGGAACACACTAACGGACTGCCTCAACAGCATCTCGGCGGCTAAGGCATGTGGTGCTGACGCCTGCAAGTTTCAGCTGTTCGATGAGGTTGCGCTATATGGCGCAGGCTACTCGGTGCCTACCTTTGGGGCTGATGTAAAACACCCGTTCTTGCCGCCAGCCTGGTTGCCGCATCTCAAAGAGAAGTGCGCCGCGGTTGGCATTGAGCTGATGGTCACGGCGTTCAGTCCTGAGTTTGTGGAAGTCGTTGACCCCTACGTCAAGCGCCACAAGGTAGCGAGTAGCGACCTGACTTATCCACAGCTTTTGGAGGCGGTGGCTAAGACGGGTAAGCCGGTGATTCTGAGTTGTGGGGCGAGTAGTAGGGGGGATATTAGTGGGGCCATGGCATGCCTCAACAATAGGGCAACACTGCTCTATTGCAACGCCGCATACCCAAGTCGATGGCATGACCTCAGGGGTATAGACAGGCTAAGAAATTGGGGCGGCCCTACGATAGCGGTCGGCTTCTCCGACCACACCCGCGACGTCATCTATGCTCCATGGGCCGCTGTGCACACGCATGGCGCTACTGTCATCGAGAAACACTTCCAAGTCGTACCTGGCGACTTCCCCGACACGCCTCACTCCCTCAATGTGGATGAGTTCCAAGCCATGGTGAAAGCCATCAGAGGCACTGACAACCCGCTGATAGCGCCGACGTCAGAAGAAAAGCCGATGCTCTTGCGCCACAACCGGCGGCTGATTGCCACGCGCCACATTGAGGCAGGCCAACCCTTCAAGTATGGCGTCAACTACGGTGCGTATCGCAGTCTCAAAGACGACAGCAAGGGGCTTACCCCGTTCGCTTGGCAGCATGTGGATAACTGCACTGCGAAGGTGGCGTTACAGCCAGGCGACAGCATTGGGCCGGGGGATCTTTGTGAGTGACCAGTCCATAGGCGAGACCATGCAGGCTGTGGCTGCCCCGATAGTGACGGCATTGGCTACTATCATTGCGCTGCTCACCACGATTGAGAAGAACACGAGGCCAAAGAAGTGAAGCTCATCCTTGCCGCCCTACTTGGCTCAGCGTTAGGCATCGGTGTGGTCGAGCTATGGGCCGCGGCTCGAGGCGACGGCTACCGCAGCGGCTACGCCCAGTGAAGGGCGAGCAGGATGACGACAAGCCTGAGGGTGAGTACCGGATAGGTACGCGCTGATAGACTTCCGATGCCATTCAGCCAAACAAGAGGAAGCCATCTTCTCGGAAGCGAAGATAACGGCGGCTCTGACTGGCATACAATTTGGCAAAACTACCATCGGGGCGATCCGCCAAAAGCGTCGGATGCACACTTACACCGCCTCTGATGACGCGTTCATTGTCGGCGCTCCAACCTACAAGATCATGCAGCAGTCCACGCTTCCCGCCTTCCTCAAGATCATGGATGGCTATGGCGACTACTCAAGGGCTGACGCTGTGTTCAAGATGCACGGTGGCGGCCTCTGCTACATGCGAACGGCAACAGAGCCTGACAGCATCGTGGGTATCACCAACGTCCGGGGCATCTGGATTGACGAGGCTGGCAAGGTGTCGCGCTACTTCTGGGAAAACGTCGTTGCCCGCTCCGCGTTCATGGACTGCCAGATTGACCTGACAAGTTCGCCCTATGCGCTGAACTGGCTGTTCAAGGACATTGTTAAGCCAAAGATGAAAGACCCCGCCTGCCTGCCACACATCAAGCTCATTCAGGCTGCGTCATGGGAAAACCCGCTGATGCCCATGACGACCATCGATCAGGCTCGCCTCACGATGCCCAAGCAGCGGTTCAACGCGTTGTTCGGTGGGCAGTGGGAACGCATGACGGGTTTGGTTTACGACTGCTTTGACGAGGACGAAAACCAGTGCGATGCGTTTGCCTTACCTGCTGGCACCAGGATCACTGGCGGCATTGACTGGGGCTACACAGAGCCTTTCGTCCTGAAGGTGCGGGCCATCACCCCTGATGGTAGGCATTTCGGTATTGCCGAGTTCTACAAGTCAGGCCTCACCATTGACGACATTACGGATATCTTGGAGCGCATGATCAGGGTGTACGGCATCACCACGGTCTATTGCGGCCCTGACAGGCCCGAGAACATTGAGGCGTGTAACCGGCGCAGTCACAGAGAGAAGTTGGGCTGCTCATTCCTGCCAGCCAACAACGCCAAGCGCCTTGGCCTCGACACACACTACAGCCTGGTAAAGACCCGAAGGATCAAATACTTCAAGGACCTCAACCCGCATACGCTGGACGAATACGAGGGCTATCACTACCCAAGTGAGGATGATGCCGAGGACCTAGACCCTGACGACAAGGTCAAAGAAGAACTACCCGTTGAGCAAGACGACCACACCATGGATGCGGAGCGTTACTGCTCAATCATGACGGCCACACATGGCGCCGCCAAACACATCCCGGTTGAAACAAACGACGGACCGCCTAAGATCGAAAGAGACCACGAGAAACGAGCGAAGCAACTTATGCGCGGCAACAAGGGTTGGCGCAATACGGAGAATTGGTGAACTACGACGAGCTTTCTAAAAAGATGCAGGACATTTTTGAGGCCCCGTTCATGGAGGCGATGCAGCCAGGTAAGTCTCGGGCAGAAATCATCAAGCTAGAAGCCAAGACGTACCTTCGTACTTATGTTGAGGTCCACGGCATGACACCAGAGGCGGCCAAAGAGCGTCTGATCAAAGATTCAGGCTACTCGGCAGAGGACTTTGACTAAATGCGCTATCTCTACAAATGTCCTGCCTGTGCCCACAAGTTCGACGTGGACAAGCACCACTCGGTCATCGACCAGCTAGAGCATTGCCCTATGTGCGCGGCGGACTGTGACAGCGATGCCCGTCAGATGTGCGCTCCTGCCCTGGACAAGCGCTCTATGTCCGCCTGGAACGACCAAGCCTATAACCCCGGCTTAGGTTGCGTTACCTATGGCAAAAAGGACGCTGAGCGCAAAGCCAAGGCGATGGGGCTCATTGAAGTCGGTAACGAAAAGCTAGAGACTGTTCACAAGCATTTTGACAAGCAACGCGAAGACACCAAGGCCGCCCGGTGGGCTGAAGCTGACCGCGAAATGGTCTACGGGGATAACAAGATATGAGCGATATGACGGGCATCACAGGCGAACACGAGAGTCGCGGCGAGAACAGCGGCAACGCGGGTGCTGCCATCTACCAGCCTACGCCCGAGGAAAAGAAGGATATCAAGCTAGTGGAGCGCCTGTTCGAGAAGGCCAAGCGCCACCGCGCCATCTACGATCAGAAGTGGATCGACTACTATCAGATGTTCCGTGGCAGGCAGTGGAAAGAGCAGAGGCCTAGCTACCGGCACAGCGAGGTCATCAACTTTATCTTTCGGGTGATTCAGTCCACGGTCCCGATCCAAATGGACAGCCGCCCGAAGTTCGAGTTTCTGCCGCAAGACCCATCCGACTTTGAGCTATCGCAGATTATGAACATGGTGGCTGAGGCTGACTGGACCAAGTTCGGTTGGTCTGAGCAGCTTTTGGAAGTGGTCTACGAGGCCAACATCTACGGCACGGGTATGTCGTCTATGATGTTTGACCCGAACCTGAACTTTAAGCAGGGCGAGATTGTCTACGAGAGCAAGGACCCGCTGTGCTGCTACCCGGATCCTGACGCGCGCGACGTGAACAAGAAGTGCGGGTTTTTCATCTACGCTGAGCCCAAGGAAGTCGGCTGGATCAAGAAACAGCACCCCGAATACAAGGACTTCATTAAGCCGGACCTGATGGACCTGCTGAAGTCTGAGAAAAACGACCTTCAGCCGCTCCGCTACCGCTCGCCGGTTGACCAGAAAGTGGTGGTTGAGGGCTCAAACCCATACAACCTGGCGGACAAAGACAAGGCGCTCTATATCACCTGCTGGCTGACGGCTGAGCAGTGTGAAGACGACTTCGAAGAAAAGGAAATACCGGGCGAGAACGGGGCGCCGTCCACGTTTGAGCAGACCGCGAAGTACCCCGAAGGCAGAAAGCTGGTCATCTGTAACGGCGTGCGGCTTGAAAAAGGCCCCAACGGCTATGATGACGGACAAATCCCGTTCCAACGCTACCCAAACTACATCTTGCCGCGTGAATTCTGGGGCATCTCGGAGATTGAGCAGCTCGAGGGCCCACAAAAGATGTTCAACAAGGTGTTCTGCTTCGCCTTGGACGTGCTGACTCTGATGGGCAACCCCATTTGGCTCGTGCCTGACACGTCTGGCGTGGACCCAGAGAACCTCAACAACCGCCCTGGCCTGGCTGTGGAGTATTCGGGCGACAAAGAGCCGACAAGAGCCGAGGGTGTGCAGCTGCAGCCCTACGTCATGCAGATTGCCGACAAGCTAGCCGAGTGGATTGACTCTATCGCGGGCAGTCAGGACGTGACGCGCGGCGTTCAGCCGACAGGGGTGACCGCTGCGTCAGCTATCTCCACGCTTCAAGAGGCAGCTCAAACCCGTGTGCGTCAAAAGGCGCGCAACATGGACGTTTACCTACAACCCGTGGGCGAGCAGTACGCCTCACGCGTGTTTCAGTTCAGGACGGCGCCACAAATCTACCGCCTCACCAACTCGGACGGGTCCAACAAATATTTCAAGATGCACACGGAGCAGTTCGACAAGGGCGACGGTCAGATGGGGACTAAGGTTAACTACCAGCCCCTAGAACAGAACGGCCAAATGGACCCGATGCAGGCCAAGCAATTCGAGTTGCGCGGCAAGCTAGACGTGCGCGTGTCCACCGGCTCGTCACTGCCTTTCAACAAAGCGGAAAAAGAGGGCAAACTCCTGAACTTCTTTGACCGTGGGATCATTGACCGCGTTGAAGTTTTGAAGGGCTCGGACTATCCGAATTGGGAGGCCGTCGAGCAAAGGATGCTTGATAAAGAAGCCGCTGAGGCACAAGCTGCGGCAGATGCAGAAGCAGCCAAAGCAGGACCGCCTCAAGCTCAACCGGCAATGTGACGATAATTGCCCTAGTTATTTTTCTCGGGCATGATTAAATAATCCGCACAAGTTTCCAGCCATAGACTTCCCCAGACTTACCACCAGTCCGTAAAAACTCTGATCCAGAGGTTTCTTTATGCCTGATGGGCCTATGCCTGCTCAGGGTGCTCCTGCACCTGAGGGCGGCGGTGCTGGCGGTGGAATTGGCGACGTTCTGCAGGACGTTGACGGCAAGCTCTCTAAGATCGCACAGATGACGGGGCAAAGCTCTATCCCCGATGAGGCCAAAGCTGCTTTCGCACAAGCAAGCGAGGCTTTCCGCGCGGGCCTTGAGATTGTGATGCAGCTGGCCGAAGGTGGCGGCGGACAGCCAGCCCCACAAGGCGGCACGGTCAGCCCCGAGCAAGGTGGCAGCCAGGGTGCCGTCCCAATGTCACATGGGGCGCGATAAATGCCCGACCAGGACGATATCAACGTAGACGAACTTTTAGCGGACATTGAAGCGCCAGCCGGTGAGCGCGCAATGACGAGTGACGAGCCAGAGGTAGCTGCGGCTGACGTGCCGTGGGCAGCACCAGACTGGCTAGAGTTCGACTTCAACGGCCAGAAGGTTCGTCCTGAATCGCTGGACCAGACCAAGACGTGGCTCTCTCAGGGCAGAAACTACAGCCAACGCGCTGAACAGCTCAACCGTCAGACCAAAGAATGGGAAGCCAGGGTCAAGGCAGCGGACGAGTTCCGCGAATACTATGAGCCCATTGACCAGTACGCCAAGAAAGATCCCGACTGGTGGAAGCACGTCGAGCAGTCCTACCAAGAGAAGATGAAAAACCCGCAGGGCCTCTCTCCCGAACTCGCGCCATTAGCCGCTGAGTTGGGTGAGGTTAAGTCGTTCATCGGGCAAATCCGGCAAGAGAAAATTCTTCAAGATCAACAGGCTGAGGACCAGAAACTTGACCAAGAGATAGACGCGATCCGGAAGCAATATCCGACCATCGATCTATCCGCCGTGGACGAGTCAGGCTTGACCCTGGAAAAGCGCGTTCTGGACCATGCGGGTGAAATCCGTACGACTTCATTTCGTGCCGCCTTCCGGGACTACCTGCACGACAAGTTCATCGATCTTGCCAAGACAGAGGGCCGTCAAGCCATCACCAAGGACCAAGAGACTCGTGCGCGCAAGGGAATACTGGGCACAACCCCAGCCCCCATCAAAGCGATGCAAAAGGCTCAGAACGTCCGCGGCAAATCCTATGACGACCTCTACGCAGAGGCGAAGTCGGAACTAGGGATCGGATAAACCAACATCAAATTTAAGGGGGACGCCTCATGGCGTTAACATACGACCAAATCAGTGCCATCACCGAAAAGAAGTTCATCCCAAAACTCTATGACAACATCTTCGATTCAGACCCGCTATTGCAGCGTCTGAAGAAGAAGTCCTACCAGAAGGTTGACGGCGGCGAGCGCATGATTGTGCCGCTCAACTACGCCCAAACCTCTGCCTCTGATTGGTATTCGGGCGCTGATACTCTCAGCACCACGGATAACGACCAGATCACTGGCGCCGAGTACACCTGGAAACAGCTGTACGCAAACATCAGCATCACCCGTTCGGATGAGCTGAAAAACAGCGGCGACAGCCAGATCCTCAACTTCGTGAAGTCGAAAACTCAGATTGCTGAGAAGACGATGATCGACAAGTTGGGTGACGGCCTCTATTCCAGCGGCACGAACGCCAAGTCGATTGTGGGCCTCGGCTCTATCATCGGCACCAGCAACACGGTCGGTGGCATCAGCCAGACGACCTACACCTGGTGGGCATCGCAGGTCGATTCGACCACGACCACGCTCAGCCTTGCTGCACTGCAAACGCAGTACAACAACCTGACCATCAACAATGAGCACCCGACCGTCATCATGGCGACTCGGACCAACTACAACCGTTACTACGGCTTGCTCCAGCCGCAGCAGCGCTTCATGGATTCGGAAACTGCCAAAGGCGGCTTCCAATCCCTGATGTTCAACGGCACGCCGTTCATCTCTGGTTCCAAGGTCCCATCGGGCTCGGGAATCATCATGTTGAACGAGCCGTACCTGATTCTGGCCGTGCACAAAGACGAAGATATGCGCTTTGAGCCCTTCCAGAAGCCGGTCAACCAGAACGTCAAACTTGCCAAGGTCTACTGGTTCGGTGCGTTTGGCTCGGCCAACAACCGTATGCACGGCAAATTCACCGCAGTCGCGGCCTAAGGGGAGCACCATGTATAACGCAAGTCCTGCTAGATTTTTCGGTGTATCTGCCACCACCACCTCCCTTGGCTCCAATGACGGAGCTATCGGCGATGAGTGCCAAGAAGGCTCAACCAAGTACCTGCTCGTCTACAACGACTGTAACTCCAGCCTGGCTGTGGGTAACGGCGTCATCTTGCAGTCTGGCGCTACGGGTTATTCCGTGACGATCAGCTCTGTCACTGGTGACCGTCCAATCGGCGTCGTGAAAAACGCTGCCATTGCAACCGCCGCCTACGGCTGGGTTGCAACCAAAGGCTTCACGACGGTCCAGATGATGACGGCTTCGGGTACTGCCTCGGCAGCCCAAACGCCACTTCAACTAGCTGCCAACGGCCTCTTTGCTCCAGCCTCGAACGTCACCGGCAACATCGGCGGCGTCCAGGGCTACAGCTTGGAAGTCATCGCATCGACCACATCGGGTCGCGCTTACATCTCGGTTTACTAAGGAGCCGAGTTGGCTAAGTCGCTCGAAATTCTGTGCGAGTACCAGGGCTATATCGATCAGCCGCCGCAAAGCCCGGCGCAGCTCTACGGTCAGGCTTGCTCAAACGATGGGCCAACGGTCCACGCTTGGCGAGATACCTGGCTGAAGAACACTCGGGCGAATAAGGCCAAGTTCGGTAGCTTTAGAGAGCACGGAGTCGGCAAGCTGCATGGGACGCTTAGAAATAAGCCCGCCATCCTTGTCGGCTCCGGCCCCTCTTTGAAAGAAAACGCTGCGGTACTCCTGCAGAACAAGGGCATCCCGGTATTCAGCTGCCTCCACAACTTCCACTACCTGGAAGATTTGGGGGTCAAGGTTGATTACTACGTGAGCCTGGACGCTGGGCGCGTGGTGCTTGAGGAAGTGAGCGAGGGCGGTAAGGGTACGGCTGACGACTACTGGAAAAAGACCAAGGGTAAGACACTGCTTGCCTACGTTGGGACCGATCCAGAGTTGTTAGAGAAGTGGCAGGGGGAGATTTACTTCTACTCCTGCCCCATCCCTGACCGCGGCCTCATGGACGAGATGAACGCCATCGAGAACTTTCAGACCATGGTGAGTAGCGGGGGCAATGTCCTCGGTGCTTGCATGTATCTGGCAAAGGGCATCTTTGGCTGTAACCCGCTCATCTTCATGGGCGCCAACTTCGCCTTCAGCTACCAGCACAAGTTTCACGGCTGGGACTCTAAGTACGACGCCAACATCGGCCACTGCGTGAGCATGACGGACGTGTACGGCAACCGGGTCAAAAGCTGGCAGTCATACGCCAACTTCAAAGCCTGGTTTGACCACATTTCCATGACAGTCCCGGGCATCTACATCAACGCGACTGAGGGCGGCACGTTTGGGGCCTATCCGGGTGGCAACATCCGTTCGGTAATCCAAATGGACCTGAAAGACGCTTTGGCGATGTTCAACGTGTGCGACCACACAGAAGAACAGTGCCTAGACCCCGAAACGAAACAAGTAAAAATCTTATTTTAGGAGGCTAGGCCATGGCCTGGACTGTGACGAAAACCCCGACGGTGTTCGGGAATAAAAAAGTGGTGCTCATCAAGCTTGCCCCTGACTCCGCCACATTCACGGTGGAGACGGGCCTGTCCTACGTTGAAGGCATCGCATGGGGCCCAGGCTCCATGACGTCAGCCACGCCCAAGGTCTACCCGAACTCCAACACGTCTGGCATCGCCAGTGCCGGTGTCTTGGGCTGCTCGGGATTCACGTCTGGCGACGAACTCTATGTAACCGTCTTCGGACGCTGAGGTGACACATGAGTTACGGACCAGTGCAGGTTTACACCTGCGGGATTGCCTCAGGCGCGTCTACTAGCTCCTATGTGGACTTAGGCGGCAAGTCTTACACCAAGCTCGCCGTCAACGTGGTCACAATGTCCACCGGGGCAGCGGTCACGGTCTACGGCGGCCTCACAGCTACGGGCACGTACTACCCAGTCTTTGAGCGAGTGAACACGGCACCAGTGCAGCACCAGGCGTTGACCATTGCCACGAGTACGTCGGGCACTTGGACGCTGATGGACCGGCTGCCGTTCCAATACGTGAAGTTCATCACCTCTGCCGTCGTTTCTGGCGGGGTTTCATTCACGGTTCTAGCTCAGGATTAGGAGACAGCATGGCTCTAGTTAAGGTGTGGAATGACAACGTTCATGACCACAAAGAGAAGTTCAAGGATCAAGAGATCGTCATCAAGGCGGGTGGCTTCGTCGAAATGGAGTACGAAGACGCCATCGACTTTCGCGGTGCCTACACTCCCATCTTGCTAGACGGCGAGGGCAACCACGACCCGCGCGGCTTCAAGATGATTCGCGTTGAGCAGCCCGATGTATTGCCGTTCAGGGACCCGGGACTGGTAAATCACGCCACCGGCAAAGTCGAGAACACGCCCGAAGCTCTGAAAGCTGCCTTGGCGGCTCACGAGCACCTGCGCGTCAAAGACGAGGACGCTGAGCGGGCGATTATCTCCGAGAATGCCGCCCTCAAAGCCCGTATTGCCGAGTTGGAAGCCGCAAAAACCGTCAACAAAGGTGGCCGTCCACCGAAACAGGCGACTGCATGAAGCGTGTCTTTGGCCCAAAGCATGACGTGGCGCTACGCGGCAAGTACTACGCGACCCTTTACGGCCCTGACGGGGACATAAAGGAGTACCGCGAGGGCTTCAACGTCGTCACGACGAGCGGTAAGGACTGGCTGGCGAGCTTTCTCAGCTCTGCCGCCGCCGCCGCCGCCACCATGACCGCCAAGTATGTCGCCATCGGCACCGACTCCACGGCTGAAGCTGCCGCTGACACCTCTTTGGGTGTCGAAACAGCCCGCCAGACGGGGACAGTCTCCTATGTGTCCGGTGGCATCTACCGGGTAACGGCGACTTTCGCGGCTGGTACGGGCACGGGAGCCATCGTGGAATACGGCCTGTATACGACCGCCACAGCAGGGACGCTGATTAGCCGCGATACCGAGGCGGTTATCAACAAGGGCGCTGGTGACACATTAACTACGACATACGAGCTGACACTTTCTTGAGGGATGTGTGGCCGATTTCACCATCACCATCAGCAATCGGCTCAACTGCTTTGGCGTAGCCCCGTCTGACAAGTGGGGTGCGTACAACTGGAATGATTTTCTTTGGGGCGAGGGTACGGCTGACCTGCAAACGCTGGTTGATCACCCAATCTCTGAAACCCTGACCCTTACCGATGCCTTTTATAAGTCAGTCACAAAAGCTGTCACAGAAACCCTGACCATTGACGCCGATATGGGCTCCGAAGGTCTGAGACAGGGCGACTGGTCCTACGTTTTCGTGAGCAACACGACCGAGGGCGAGGACAGAGACTTCGCAACGTGGTCATCCGGCACGGCCGGCAGCACGTCATGGTCATCATCCACAGCTACCAGCACAACTTGGAGTTAACGTGACGCCAGGAGAAGTAGCTTTAGCCGCCAGACAGCGCACTAACAGTGTCGGCGACACGTTTTACTCTGACGCTGAGCTCTACGGCTACATTTGGGACGCTCAGAACGTCCTGGCGCGTGAGGCGTTCGTCATTGAGCGGACCTATACGGCGTCGACGGTGGCCAGTCAGCGCGAATACACCTACCCGACCAGCACAATCGCCGTGAAACGCGTCGAATACAACGGCACCAAGCTGGCGACGATCACTTTCCGCGAAGACGACCAGCTGTCCCTGTTCAATTCGACCACTCAGGCGACGGGAAACCCCGCTTTCTACGCTCTGTGGAATTTCACGCTGTATTTACGACCAGTGCCGGTGGAAGTCGGGACACTTACCATTTATTCGTATAACGAAGCGCAGGAAGTCACCAACAGCTCAACACTTGAGGTGCCAGACCTCTATCACCACGACCTGGTGACCTATCTGTGCGCCCGGATGGCTGAGAAAAACCAGAACTGGGACGCAGCCGACAGATACCAGGACCGGTGGGACAAAGCCGTGATGAAAGCCAAGGCGTTCCAGCGCCGCAGGCTGAGAGGCGATGCCTTTACCGCCGTCACTGACTCGGAAAACCAAACCACCATTGTCGGGCAGCTGTGACCAGTCAATACGACATTGTTTACCCGGGTAAAGGTCGCATCACCTTTGATGGCGGGCTGAACGACAAGTTCGAGCGCTCCATTATCCAGGATAACGAGAGCCCCGACTGCGCCAACGTCGTTTTCAACAACGGCGCAGCGGCAACCGTGGGTGGCAGCACCAAGCTGAACACCACGGCGGTGGGATCCTTCGTCTTTGACGGGCTCTACACCAGACGGGCCAATACCGGCGCTGAGACTATGGTCGCCTTTGCGGGCGGCACGGCTTGGGCACTCACGGGTGCGTCTACCTTCACGACCATCGCCAGTGCTCAGTCGGTGTTCACTGCCGGTGTACGAGTCGGTACAACGCAGTACGAAAACCATATGTTTATCGGCAACGGGTACGTCACGCCCTACAAGTACAACGGGACGGACTTCACGCGGCATGGGGTGCCACAGCCCTCAACAGCGCCTACTGCTACGGTTTCGGCGACAGGGGGCACATTCCCCGCTGCTACCTTTTACTACAAAGTCGCTTTTGTTAACTCAGCGGCAGCCAGGGGCGACGTCAGCACCGCGTCCACCGCGTTTGTGGTTGGCGCCAACGGCTCGGTTGAATTGACCGACATCCCTGTGGCGCCACAGAGCCACGGCGTTAGCACT